ATTGCTGCCCAGACGGCTTCGAAAACTGCGGAGTTTACGCTCCTTTCGCAGTAGCAAATATGGTGCATGACCTTTCACTTGCTGACCTAGCAAAAGGCATGAACAACCATAGGACTCACACAGTACAGATGTTCATGATTTTGCCACCTGAGGCTTTGTCCGTTCCAAAATGGACAAACACTGAACACAGATACTTTTATGAAACTCGTTGGGAAAGGACAAACGACGATCATAAGACGAAACGAAATATGAAAGCGTTGTTTCCTTTCAATAACAACGCCAAACTCACAGCAGAACAACTGCTAGCAAAGAAACAGAAATATTCCGGCTCCAAACCTGATGCTATAACAGATAGCTTGTGGAAGAACAACCAATATGCTTTCTCGGACAGCAACGGTACCTATCGTAAGAGAATTACCGTTGGCTTCGTCGGTGAAGAAGGTGATCTCTCCTTTCAGTATGACCATGATTACCAAACAGTCATGAGTTACCTTACTGTTGGTGGATTTGAGACCCCTTATGGATTCAACATCCTAATCGAGAAGCGAAAGCATTGGGGACCACTTTTCCAAATAGTCATTACTAGAACTAGTAATGCTGGAGCCATCCGATATATGATTCCCCCCGGCTGTTCGAACATAGTCATGGTCCCCGACTTGTACAAAATGGCCCAAAGACAATTCCACGATTGCGATTCCATCTCCTACATTTACGCAGATGCCCAGAAAACTAGAGACCTGTATCTCTACGGCACCTCCAGGGATGCACGATACAAAAGCTTTGAAGGACTGAAAGCTTACGCCAGAGGAGAAATGCGTTCATTATTATTCAACAATCAAGTGATAGAGAAACAATGGAACATGACGATCGATGAATTCGATCGTTTCTGCGCGACCATATGGGTCATGATCCGTCTCTACGATAAAAGGACTTACCACTTCATCAGCAAATGCAACGAGCAAGTGGATAGCCTAGGAAATGAAGGATTCTTTACCGATTTCTTCATCAAAATATCAGAGATGTTCCATAACTTGCTTGATCACGAGGGCGCAAAAGGCACTCATAAAAACCGCGACGTGCTACTTGAAGGCAAATCAAAGAAGCAAATAGCAAATTGCTATTTTCAATTCATGTCAGAGATTCAGATCTGCAACTCTTTCGAGGAAACTGGCGAGTTTGAGGAATTCGATTTCACCCTCCTCCCAGTCTTCGACGAAGAAGAAGGCCTGAATATCACTACTCCTAAAGTTGAGAGTATAAATTCAAATCCGACAGCCAGCGCGCCTTACCTAGAGGATCCCATCTGGAACCAAATCGGCATCCATCCCATCGCCCCAAAAGGAGAAAGAGAGAAAGCTTTCGAGCTTTACAAAGCGACAGATCACCATGGAGCGTTGCTAACTGAAATGCGACAAAATATTCCAAAATTGCCCGATGGTGGTTTGAAGAAAGTCGTACAGTCAGCATTCGACGTGATAGAGAAAATGCCCACCCCGGATCTCTGTCTCGACAGGACAGTTATACTGGAAGGATGGCCCGGCGCAGGAAAAACAAACCGAATCACGACTCTCATTCTACCGAAAATAGAGATGATCAACCCGGAAGCAAAGATCCTCATAGTGGTACCAACTAGTGAATTGGCGAGTGAATACAGGACCTCAACAAGTCGTTACGCCAGCGTTATCGTCAAAACCATTCACATGGCGATTTCCAGCGCAGATCAAAACGATTATGATTACATAATCGTCGACGAAGCCTTCACGCAGCCAATCTCGCTCCTCAACCTCTACGACAACCAAAAGAAAACAGCTAAGAGAATTTGGGTCGGAGACAGGAATCAAATTGGTCATATTGACTTTACCGGATGTAACATCTGGTACGGTTCCGTTCCCCTTAGCGTTTTCGCAGATTACTACCCTACAGAACAATTGAAAATCAGCTTCCGATGTCCCCAAGACGTAGTG